AGCAACAAAGCTATGGACATTACGGCCGCAGAGCCGGTTAGTCAGAGTGAACATGACGTCACAAGAAATCAGCACACAACAAACTAGCAACAGTCCCATCGGCAAAACCCGGTGTGAACTGCAGCACCACGGACTCGAAAACGTCCATAACCTCGAAGCCGCATAAACCGTACCTATGGTAACAAAAGATGTGGAAGTCGTCGTCAGACACGGCAAGATCAACAACGATCTTGTCGCGTATATTCTTTAAAGTGACGCCGGCTTCCCGAGCATTCCATGTGACCATAGCATCGGTGTCCCTCCATCGCTTCTTGTTCTCCTCATCTGCAAAAGCGAACTCATGCAGAAAACGGTCAAGAAACATGTCACGAATGGGGGGATAGAATCGAAATTCATATGCATAGCCTACGGCTTTTCCGGCAAAATAGGCATGGTCGGAAAGAGAAGCATTGAGGTTTGCGCGGACATTAAACCTGGCCAAAGCCTTGCCAATAAGGGGAACCGTGAGGTGCCTCCCAAACGAACAAGGTATGAACAGTTTTGACAGAAACGTACAATCAACCAAAGCCTTCAAACGTCGGACCTTGGCTTCCATTTGGGCTTCACGTGCAAGCCCTTCATAAGTACGCACTGCGTATCGACGCAAACCTACAACGTAGGCTAGCATGTCATCTCCCAACAAAAGAGCGTGGCATTTGGTGGCACGAACGGCCAACAAAAACGCAAAAAGAATGCAAGAATTCCAAAAGGTGTTACGGAAAGTTGTGTCAGTGGCTCCAGTAGGTAACTGATTTTCAAGAGTGGCTGAGAAAGCATGGCGATGGTTAGACACGTTAAAGATATTTGTCCTCGAGTGCAAGCGGACGAACCACTCAGGACACCCGAGACGACGCATCAAACACATCTCCAACAACTGAACATCAGCACACTGTTTCATATCGTTAGCAGTGAAGTCACTTTCAACAAACTCTCCTCCCTCATGGTTTTCCAAAAAAGGAACAAACATCTCAGGGGTTTTCTTATACGCAACCTTAAACTTAAAAGGACCAGACATGCCCTCATAAGCTAAATCAAGTCGACGCATAAGCTCCCCAAAGATGGGGCCTGAAAGAGCATTGTAAACATCAGTACCCTTGTAGATGACGCGGGGGGCCCAATTAGGCTTATGTTCGACCAGCAGTGCCTCGGTCTTGACAAAGACATCCTTGCGGGAATAATCTCTGACAGAACTAGAAGAAAACTTCAGCACTGCTTCGAACATGCGGGCCTGTTTCTCCGCGCCAAACTTGGCAACCCA